GGCGGAAACAACCACACCCGCAATTTGGTTAGATTGACACCTGAAGAGCATTATTTAGCTCATCTGTTGTTAGTTAAGATACATCCTGAACATCAAGGGTTAATATATGCAGTTCATTTAATGGGAAACTTACACAACAATAAAGAATATGGTTGGGCAAAGAGAAAACACGCAAAGATGTTATCGGAAACGTATTCAGGAGAAAATAACCCAAGATATGGGAAACCAGGAACAATGTTAGGCAAAAATCATACTGAAGAAGCAATTATGAAGATGTCACGCCCCCGCCAACCATCGATAAACTTTAAAAAGCCTATAGGGGTGAATAGTCCTAATTATGGACGCGTTCATTCTGAAGAATCAAAAAAAATGATGCGGATGCCCAAACCTGATGGATTTGCTACTGGAGAATCTAATTCTATGTATGGCAAAACTCATTCGGCAGAATCAAAAGTTTTAATGTCTATTAGAGCAAAAAATAGAAAAACTGGAAAATGTATTCATTGTGGTAGGGAAATGATGGTTTCGCATATAGTTCGTTATCATAATGATAACTGTAAATTAAAGGTAGGGGATAGTTAATGGCGCGATCTAATATTTACAGGGGGTACTCGTCATTCGAGTTCCAAAAAAATAAAAGTTTTAGACTCACTGATATTTCTTTAGTAAAAATGGATATTCTTAATCACATATTCACTCGCAAGGGTGAACGAGTGATGTTGCCAAATTTTGGAACGATAATTCCTGATCTTGTATTTGAACCATTAGATGAAGAAACGTTGGATGTATTGCAGGACGAATTAGAAGCTGTTATAGAATACGATCCTAGGTTAGAGTTAATATCACTTGTCGTTGATCCGCAGTATGACCAGAATGCAGTGACTGTAGCAATAAAAGTATTTTACATAGAATTGAATATGGATGAAGTAATTGAACTTCGTTTAGAATTTGAAGGTGCATAATGAGCAGAATTATAAGCAAAGCTGAAGGTTGGGAAAAAGCATACGAAGCGTTTAATGAAATTAATTTTTCAGCATTTGATGCGAATACAATAAAGGAAAGCATGATTGAGTACATGAAGTTGTACTTTCCTGAAGACTTTAATGACTATATTGAATCCAGTGAATTTATAGCACTGCTTGAATTGTTTGCCTATTTGGGAGAATTGATGGCATACCGTCTTGATCTCAATGCTCATGAAAACTTTTTGTCTACTGCCCAACGTAAAGAATCTGTCCTTCGTCTCGCTAAATTAATCTCCTATGATCCATCTCGCAACATTCCAGCTCGTGGTCTTGTGAAGATAACATCAATCAGTACAACTGAAACAATCTTTGATTCAAACGGATTAAATCTTGCAAACCAAACTGTAACTTGGAACGATAAGAATAACACCAGTTGGAAAGAACAGTTTATTCTTGTAATGAACCGAGTATTGGAGCAGGACTTTGGTACAGTGTCTCCCGATGAGCGAGTCCAAGTTGATGATGTATTATTTGAATTATATTCTTGGGATAACAATCCAATTAACAAAGGTGTATTCCCATACTCCGCTACGGTTTCAGGAGAAAGTGTAGCGTTGGAATTGGTCCCAGTTTCACTTGACTCAAATGGACCATATGAAAAACGCCCGGAAACAAACGCTGCGTTCACACTATTGTATGGATCAGATGGATTAGGTGACGCCTCTGATACTACTGGTTTCTTCTGCTTTACCAAACAAGGAACGTTACAAAAAACAACTACACAGTTTGATGGTGTTACTCCGAACCAAACAAACGACATCCTTGTTGATAATATAAATGAGACAGATATCTGGATTAATAACATAAATCCAGAAACACAACAAATTATTGATGATGGTACAGTTGTTGGTGCACGTTCAGGTGAGTGGCAAGAAGTAGATTTAGCACACGCACAAAATATCATATTTAACACAAACCCAAATCGTAACAAATTTGAAGTTGAAACACTGGATAGTGATAATGTTCGTTTAGTGTTTGGTGACGGTGAATTTGCTGATATTCCTTCTGGCACATTTGATATGTGGTACCGCACATCTGTTAATCGTGATTTGTTTGTTCCACAAAATGCTGTTGTTGGCCAGACGACATCTTTCGCTTATCAAGGTTCAGATGGAAATACACAAACATTAACATTTACCTTTTCTTTAATTAGTTCACTTCAAAACAATGCTCCATCAGAAGATATTGAACATATCCGCTCCGTTGCACCAGCAGTGTATTACACTCAAGACCGTATGGTTAACAATCGTGACTACAATACTTTTATGCTTCAAGACAGCACAATCTTGAAACTTCGTGCTACTAACAGAACATATGCAGGTGACTCAAAATATATTGATTGGCACGACGCAAGTGAAACATATGAAAATGTAAAAATGTATGGTGATGACTTGGCGTTGTATTATAAAGAATCAGATATAACAATTAATGTTAGTGGAGTAACTGTTTCAGAAACTGATATTATTATAACAAATTATCTTGAACCACTTTTAACGTCAGTAGATTTTGTTAGAATAGCTGACAGAAATGGAATAACATTCCCAACTCTATTTTCTACCACGGAAAAATCAATCATAGCAGCAGCATTACCAGGAAGTCCCTCTTTGTATTTTGATAAAGATACGGTTAATATTGACCGTTCAACACTGGGAACTTGGGTGACTGAGGCAATGGTGAACCCTCTAAATGATAATTTACATTCCGACACAGAACCAATGATAGAAGTTGTATTCACTGCACCCGATCAGTGGGAAATTACATACAAGTCAGAAAGGCTCATATCAGAGAGCCAGAAGATGAAATTCTGGAATACGAACGACGCAGAGCGTGTAATAACATATGACACCCTGATTTCCAATGATGATAATATTGTTGTATTGAAGGCAAATACTGGATATTATACAGCCGCAGATGAAGTTGAAGATCCGTCACATATTGAAGGTGATGATAGAGTTCTATCGCAAAATTATAACTATGACATTCAGAATCAAGATTTGAATGTTAGTGGATTGCCAAGTATTCACAGAATGGTAGTAACAGGAGAGGATGTAACGGAAGATGGGAAACCAGATAATATGGATCTTCCGGAAATTCTTGATACTACCAGCGTTCCACTGGGAGTCGGAACCACAACAAATAATTATGTTTTCTTTTATCGGGAAACTCCTACTGATGAGTTCGTGCCAATCAATAACACCGTAGATAATGAAACTCTTTGGGGACTTGATGCGTATGATCCAATATCAAACTCAACTGGACTGTATGATCGTAGACTTGGTCGGTATCCATTAAACTTCTCGTGGTTGCACAGAACACCAAATCGCCACCTTATTGATCCATCTTCAACAAATATTATTGATATTTTCATAATCTCACGAGGATATTATACAGCGACCCGAGATTGGTTAAATGAGAAAACAACCACCTCCCCACAAGAACCAACACCATTAGATTTGCGTACTTCTTACTCATATCTACTTGATAATAAAATGATTTCTGATACTGTTGTTTTGCATCCAGGCAAGTTCAAAATAGTGTTTGGGCAAGATGCTTTGCCTCAACTGCAAGCTAAATTTACGGTTATTCGTCCAAACACAGGAGTGTTGACAAACAACCAAGTGAAGGTTGCCATTGTGAATACGATAAAAACATTCTTTGATGTCAACGTTTGGGAATTTGGTGAAACCTTCTACTTTACTGAATTGGCCACAGCAATACACAACTCGTTGGTTAGTGAGATTGATTCTGTTGTTCTGACCCCATTATACAGCCAACACCAATTTGGTGATATGTTCCAGGTGTTTTCGCGCGAAGATGAGATATTCCAACCAAGCATCTCTGTGAATGATATTGAAATTGTTGAAGCACTAACGTCAGAAAATATCAGACAATAACACAAATCACCCACTTTTCAACATAGTTTCCTCTTCATAAATACTATGAAATGCGGAGATGAGCGTGAGCGACAATAAGACAGACTATAATAAAGCAAATACGGATTTATTTGAACTTCTACCAGAAGTTTTCAAATCTGATGTAAATAAAAGTTTAATTGAAAATACTTTCAATCGCTTCCTCACCAAACCAGAACTGCGTTATGTTAATGGGTTTGCTGGTAAAGGTAATCCAAACGCATTAATCCAACGACAGATTGAAGAGCCTACACTTCACCGTCAAGCCTTTCAATTGCAGCCTATGCTTCAAACGAAGATTGGCACCGTTGAACATATGTACACATACGAAGACATTCTTAACGAATTGGAACGTCTTGGTGTTGATCGTGATCGGTTATCTTTGTGGGGCAATGCTCTACAATTCAATTGGATTCCACCAATTGATCTTGACAAATTAATCAGGTACAGAGATTACTATTGGTTTGATCCGTCTGATCTTACTTCCCAACCACAATACATTACGATGAGAAATATGTGTAATGTTGCTCAATCGCGAGTTGACTATTACAATTTAACACTTACCACTCACGGCAACGATTTGTCAATCGTTGGAGTTAATTCTACCAGCAAAACAATAACTGTAACAGGAAATTCAACAGAGGTGTTTACAGAAGGATATTCATTCTTTACTGTAAGTACATTGAATGCTGACCTGAATGGACGTTGGTGGACAACAGCATTATCTGTATATGATGGAAGCCAGAATACAACAACTGTAACAGTTTTACAAAGCTGGTCAGATAATACTATTGATGGTACAATATCATTAGCAGCATATTTAACAGTGCTTGAAGCTGAACGTGATTGTATTTGTTATGGTGCGGTTGGCTGGGATAGTGCTCAATGGGATGATAACCAAGTTGGAACACTGTTGTGGAATACAACATTATTGGCCACTATTACTTCGGCTACTGCACCAGTTGGGCCTGCGGCGTATGATTTGTGGTTTGACACCAATACGGATGAATTGAAACAATGGGATATGGTATCTTGGGTTGTAGTTCAACAAGCATTTTCTGTTATTGTTGATAATACAAAAGGTATTCATAATTGGGACGAATCCTCTGGTTGTGGACATCCTCAAAATCAATGGATAGATCAGAACAAGTGGGTACATAAGAGTTTAATTACTAATTTCTCTATCGCTCGTCGCGCCGAAATTCCAATAATTGAATATGATTCGTACCTTGAATTAACATCTTGGACAGTCACAGACACCTTATGGAAGTATCGTGCTGACCAACTGGATACATTTGAAACAACAGAATTAAAACCAAATCTATTTGAATTGGTAGAATTTTTAGATACAACTGATTTTACATATACGGTTAATGACATAACATTTAATGCAGCACACGGGGATATTACTGATATATTCGTTCCAGGTTTCGCTTTCAATATTACTGATGGTATCACAACAGAAACAGTAACGGTTGATTATTCAACATATGGTGGAACATCATCATATGAGACCGTTGTCACATTTGCTGTCGCGGCAACCCTTTCTCCAATCACAACTATCGCTCCAATCGTTACTGCACAAGGTGATAGTTGGGATGGTTATTATAAACATTGGTTGTATATTGGTCGTGGTGATACTCAACCAATTAGCGCTCAGCCATTTAACATATTTGCCGATCCTACATCCAGCCCATTGGTAGCAGATATCAACTATGACTATCGTGTAAATTTATTTGGGCAAGTGTACTATGTTACTGCTGCAAGTTTAGCAATCTTTCCATTAGATGTCATCATTGCTGATGTTGCATTGACAGGAACAAATGATGTCCGAGTGTATATAAATGATATTAGACAATATGGTAATTATGTTGAAGATGTGTCATTAGGAAAAGTAACAGGAATAACATTTGATGATCCAGTTGCACAGTTTGATATAGTTCGTATTGAAGTTGGATCAGCATCAATAAAAGAAATTGGTTGGGAATCTGTTGGTGTTCGGACAGAAGAGGATGACACTACCTGGGATGCATCTCCAATACCTGATGTTATGAGTTTGATACAATACAAAAAATCAGAACAAGTTAAAACTGAACTTAACCAATACCCACTGTTTGATATGTACCACGTTGATGGCACACCCGCAAATAAAGTATCGTCAATATTTGCATTCAAAGAATCATCAGATTACTTACCTAATATCCTTATTGGTGGCCGCCGCATCGTTAGAATAGATGATGGTAGAGATTACGAATTTGAACAATTCCTTATTGATGAAGATAATGGAGTTATGTATGCATATAGAGATTATCAACTTGCAACCAATTCGTATTGGTTTGATAGTGACGATCAAGTATTATATATTTGGGATGGATTAACTTGGAGCACAAAAATTCATACTGATAATACTTATATCTCTCCAATTGTAGATACTGTGTCTCCTTGGGAACCGTGGACAACTATAAATGGGATGTTGTGGATTAACCCAGAAAACAGATTGTTATTTACAGATATAGATGCGTTGATTCTTAGTAAGACTGCCGATACTATAACTTTGGATGGCGACATCGTTTCATCGTTTTACATTGGACAAAAATTCACAATACAAACCAACGTTGGGATAGATTTAGGACAAGTGTGGACAGTAGAAGCAATCCAATTGGTTGGTGCGGATACTAAAATTACAGTAACCGAAGATACATCTAATATTGCTATCGGAAATGAAATACATTGGGTTGGCGTTCCAGTTGAACTATCTGATACTGATCCTACGGTACAAACCATATGGCAAAAGGGATTGAATGATGAAGAATATGTCCCAGACCAAGTTGATTGGATTCGGCGATCAGAAGTAGAATATTTAGAAGAACAAAATACATACATAGATGCTCGGTTGATCAGTGATCCCTCCTTAACATATTCAGAAGCGTATGCAGATTGGTTATCTAATCAGAGTAACATTCACTCTGAAACTGGACAGTGGGTAGGTGATTGGGAAATACCAAATCAATTATACTTTAACGGTTCTCACGAAAACCGAAAGGAAATTAAACTATCTGAATTGTATAGCCATTTTGACTCTATTGTAAAAAGCCAAAAAACAATTCCTGGGTTTATCGGAACATCAACACAGCTATTTAATCTGATATATGATACCAACTATGGAGTTGGTGGCACAATTAAAGAACATAATGATAGTTATGATACTCTATTGTCTGCTGTAAATGTGAATAATGTAACACCGATAAGTCTCATTGAATTTGCTCATAACCAATATGAAAATTCATTAACAACAATCAAAGAAATATACAGAACTGATGCGGTTGGATATCTTACAAATCTTGATACTGCAACATTATTAGATCCTTCTGTTGGTATTGCAGATACCACTATAACACAATATGAGCAAAATGATGCATTAAGCTTGGTGTATGGTGATAGTTCAACATACGATCAAGATACAGATACTGGTATCCGAAATTGGATTATTACGTTGCCATATATTGGAGTTGTAAATAAAGTACAACCTGAATATATACAGGATCCTGTTTTGGGGATTAACCAAATTGTGCACCACGATGGACATAGAGCAGAAGTTTCATTTTCGTTGGCTGAGAAAGAAAGTTTGATTCGTAGAACAATTAATACTCTTGATACTCGCACAGGTGGAACACTTGGTAAACAATCCAATCAACAACTCCCTACAACATATAATGATTTCTTGACCGCATATGGCACCTCACAGTTATACAATGGAGTATATTGGCATCATACTGTAAGCGGTACAAATAGAAAGTTATACAGATTTGTTCCAATTCACATTGGACTTACACCACCACCAGGAATTATTGCTGAGGGAGCAATGTGGTATGATACATCCGTGCAGTTGTTGAACGAGAGAGTGTCAGGGGTGTGGGTTAACACTTCCGGTATTATCGGTGATATTACCGATGGTTGGTCAGAAGTGGATGTTGATGTTATTTTAGCTGGTGTTATATTGGAAGTAGAAAATAGATTGTACGCTGCGGCTCCATCTTATTTTGAACCAACGTTTAACTTCAATTCACTTACTTCTGAACAAACATTATTAGATGAGTTGATGGAAGATGGGTTCAGTGAACACGTTCACCAGCAAAACATTTCCACTCCATATAGCTTACAAGGAACATATGATGCTACTGATGCATTCACTTGGAACTATGTCAACTCGGTGGTAACAGGAACATCTAAACCAAATACAAACCTACCTGACATTACGGGTGGCGATTGGCAGGACCTTTATGAGAAAGTGTATGGCACACCTTACCCACATATTGAACCTTGGAAGCTTCAAAACTATCCTTCCAAACCATCGTGGTGGGATGATGAATATAAAGAAACGGATGGAAGTCGTAGATGGATATACAACCATTCTACCACCAATGGAATGTGGGAGAATATACGTGTAGGTACGATTCCTGTTGGTAAAGAACTTCCACCATCTGGGATTATCCCAACATACAGTTTCTTTTCTGTTAATATAGACGACGTCACAACATCTGATGGTTATCAACCAGATGATTTGTTTCCTCCTTATAGAAACACACCAGCAATACCAATAACAACAAACCGTACAGTATTTGATAATATTTTATTAGTAATTAGTCCTAATTTTGATTATAAATTTAACGATTCTGGAACGGAAGAGTGGAAATGGAAAGTATCATCACAATATAATTATGATCAACTTACGTCAGCATTTAAGATGCAGCCAGTTAGATTATTGCAGAGTGTATTTGGTGTTGACTTTATTGAAACGGCAGGACTTCAATTGCACAAACAAAACGAAAAAGTATTCAGCCACGTAGATACTATATTCCACGGTGATGTTCTCAATGATGAAGTGGTTAGTTATCTTGGAATTAACCAATGGTATGTAAACTACAATAGATACACAAACAATGATATTAGTTCATCTGATTTCCGTCGCCTTTGGGTAAACTGGTCTACTCCATTAACATACCAATTAGCTTCTTTTGTTGATACTAAATCTCTTATTGTAGAAAATAATAACTTTGATGTTATTAGTACTGATTTTACTGTCTCAATGAAACGCTCACCAGGCATAAAGGATGTTTGGTTAGACGCACTCAAACTGTCGTTGGTGTATGCGCCACCATCAATAATTCAATATGATACTCAATCTGATTGGATATTTGAAATTGATACAACATCCCCTATTGGTCGTCGCGTATCTTTTTATGGTGTCCGTAAATACGAATTTGCTAAAAACAGTCTTTCAAATGTTAATACATTATATCAGTATGATATAGTTGGTATTGATACTGTAAACAATGCTATCGTTGTATCTGGAAACCAAACGTTAATATTCAATACTGATGATGTTCTTGCTATTGACAACTCCCCATCTAATGATGGAGATTGGGTTGTGACATCATCGTTGTATAACAGCGTGTCAAAAACTACTTCAATAAAAGTGGTCCACCTAACTGCCCCAACTAGTATATTTTTATCACCAGCGGCAGACGGTATCGTTGTAGCAACATATAGAACTCTTCCTTGGGTAACTGGGGATGCTGTTTATTTGTCCACCACAAGAACATTGCCATCACCCTTGCGTTTGAATACTCAATATTACATAATAGTTCACAGTAATAATACTTTTGAGATTGCGGAGACGGAAGTAAGTGCATTATCTGGTTTTCCAGTTATACTAACTGATAGTGGAACGGGCGAGCATCAAGTTGGACAAATAACTAGCACATTTTCAGCATTAGATGGGGATAACTCATCTAATGTTTGGACGCACTACGAAATTGATGCTAACTTTGTTCAAACGTTATCTCCACCAACAGAAGTGTTGGGCGTGCAAACAGTCGTAGATTTTGTTGATGGATATTCAGCGTATGTGAAAGATGATGGATTTATCTTTAATTATAATGGTGAACAAACAGACCCAGATACCGGACGTGTAGCAAATTGGCAATATGAAACAGAACGATTTATTGATTGGGCATACCGTGCACGTCATGACAGTGGAATTATATACGACACTTATGACGCCTCCACTGATGATATTAATGATGTGTTTACTTTTGGTAGTAGCGTTCCAACGTGGGGAACCGGAACCAAAGTTATTTTAGCATCTACTGGTGAAATGCCAGTACCACTTATCTCTCAAATTCCATACTACATTGTGCGCGATGTGCTTTCACCATCTGATTTCCAACTATCCACAACCCGGAACTACGCTCAACAGGAGCCACCAATAGTAGTTGATATTACATCTGTTGGTACTGGACAACTTGTTGTTCAAGAGTTTGTTGAGAAAAACAAAGCACCAACATTTGAGATCAATCCATTCAAAAATAATATATGGGTGACACATAGCCAAGGTGTAATTTCTGATATTAATGAAGGTCCATATAAAGACATTCGTACAGAACAAACTTTGTATGATCAATACGGTCGCCCACTTAATAACAAAGATACTTTAATTTTTAGACAAGATAAACAGAGCCGCATCACTGTTCAAGATGAAATAACAAATGATGTTGAGATTATTACCAATGGTATAGTTGATCCTTATAATTATTTGCATCTTGGTGGCCTACACGTATTTTTGGATGGATATGAGCACGTTATTAAATTTGACGACTATGCTTCATTGGGTGCATTGGTGTATGATTCATTTTTAGGAATTAACACTGCAAAGTTTGACCTACAATTTGATAGACAGGTAGAATTTACTCTTCGTCCAAACGTTGGTGGTTACTACTTGCACGATAAAAAGTTGGTTCGTAACATTGAGGCTGGCATATTAGACTTACAAAAAGCATATGGCACATATGACACATCAGAGACAAACACACTTGCACAATCAGCAAGAGATGTATTAGGTTATGATGGTCCAAAAGATTACCTTAATGAACTTAGTATCAATCCTAAATCCCAATTCTTATTTTGGAGAGGAATGATACAAAGCAAAGGTTCTGTAAACTCTGTGAAAGCATTCATAAACTCCCGTCGTTTCCTTGGAGCCAACGTTGATGAATATTGGGCATATAAAGTTGCTGAGTTCGGTAGTGCAGCAGAAAGAACATATCCTGAACTAAATTTGTTTGTTCAAGATTCACAGATTGGTGATTTGAGAATTCACTTTATGGATGTTATTGGAGTGCCCGATCCTGAATTTGAACGAGTAACCGTTGATGATAGTGCAAGGTGGTATGAGCATCCTAACCAACTT